CTATTTGATGCAGTTGGTAAAGGAGATGCAAAAGGTCTATTTGGCAAAGCACAAGAATTTGCAAACAAATATCCACAAGAACCTGCATCAGCAACATCACCAACAGCAATGTCAAGTGAAGGTGTTCCTCTCGACCAAGCACAAAGAAATTACGAATTAAATAAACAATTAACAGGTGAGGCATCAAAAGCACTTGGCGTTCCTTTACAAATGCCGGCACCTCCAACTCCTGCAACACCTGCCGCACCAGTTGCAACAGCACCAACACCTTCACCTGAAATGTCGGATGCAGACAAAATTAAACAGTTGGAAGGTTACATTGAAGGAAATAAAAATAGATTTGCAAGACGAGAATCGGATGCAGAAAGACATATTGCATCATTTAAAAAGCGTTATGCAAATGATCCAAGTAGAGTAAAAGAATTACAAGACGATTATGCATCGACCCTTGCAATTGAAAAGAAAGAAATGGAAGAAGCAAATGCTGGATTCCAAAGACAAATAGATTCTGTTCGCAAATCAGGTAAAGGTGCAGTAATGGCATCAAGTGGTCCTTCACCATCAGTTGATTCTGGTGGCGGTGGTTCTGCTGCACCAGCAAGTGCAGTATCATCAGGTGGCGGCGGTGCAGGTGGTGCCGAAGCAATGGGTGGCGCTTCATCTGCACCATCTGGTTCTGCATTATCTCAATCATCTTCACAAGTTGCAGAAGCACAGAGAATGGAATCTGCCGCAGACGATGGTTCAACAATAAACGCACCTACAAATAACAGTTCTTCTTCATCACAAGGAAAAGCATCAGGTAAGATTGGTGATGTTTACGATACTGAATTAGCCAGTATATTGACAAGAGCATAGTATGGCAAAGATAACAGACGCTCTTGGTGCATCCATCAAATCTAAAGTTTTAGGTAGTATTGCTGCCAAAACAGTAGAAAAAACTCAAGGTAATCCAAACACATTATTAAAAATTATAGGTAAGAACTTTATGTCTTTACCTGGTTTTGCTCGTGACTTAAATGTAGCAAGACAAAATATGCAAAGATTGGTGAAATTAGAAGGTGGTGTTCCTGCAAAAGGTGCAGATGCTCATTTTCTAAAAGAAGGTGATAGAGCTACAAAATTGGATGTTCAGGTTGATAAGGAAGAAAAAAAGAAAGCAACTCCTGCACCAAAAAAAGGAAAAAGTTTAATATCAAATTTAAAAGATAAATTTAGTGCAAGTAAAATACTTAAATCATTAACAAAGTATTTGGTAATTGGTGCAGTTATCGGTGTAATCTTCATTGCATTTAAAGATACTTTTGTTGAATGGGCAAAAGGATTGTGGTCTGCAATAAGTGAAAAATTTAGTGAGTTTACTGCCGGAATCAAACAATGGTTTGCTGATACAATTCAACCAATTTTAGACAAAGTAAAAGAATTAATACAACCACTTATTGATGCCGTTTCCAACTTTATTGGAAAAATTGGAGATTGGTTTAAAGAAAAAATTGGTTGGTTTGCAGAAACTTTTCCACAAACATTTGCATTTATTAAAAAAGTTATCGATAAAGTAAGTGAAGTTATTGAAAGTATTAAAGGCACTCTTAAAGGTTGGGCAGAAAAATTATTAAGTAATAAGGCAACCGCATGGATAGTTCCTAACTTTGTAAAAGACATGTTAGGATTAGGTAAGAAAGAAACACCAATAGATGATAGTGCCGAAAGAAAGAAATTAGAACGCCAGCAAGCAGAAGCATCAGAAACTGAGCGTGTTCGAAAGTTAGAAAAAGAAAAACAATATACTGGTGATGATGAGATTGTTCGAGCAAGATTAGGACTTCCTCCTAAAACCGAAACAATGCGCCGTGAGGAAGAAGCAAAAAGACTTCAACCTGTTGAGACTGCACCACCACCTGAATCAATAGTTGTTCCATCTCCTGCGGGTATGGCACCGCCTGCACCACCTGTTAGCGCACCGACACCAATAACAAAACCTGCACCTGCAGCTGCACCATCGGCTGCGGCACCATCACCTGGTGCAAAAGCACCTTCTTCAGCGGAAACAAAACCTGCAAAAGTAGGTTCTTCGAGTGGTAAACAAGCAATGCTTGGTGCGATGGATTCTGCAAAGATTACAGACCCAACTGCTCGTGCTGCAATTATGGCACAAGTTGGTCACGAATCTGGTGGTTTTACAACCTTGAGTGAAAACTTAAATTATAAAGCACCAACATTAATGAAGTTGTTCCCTAAAAAGTTTTCGGGTCCTGATGATGCACAACAAGTATCGGCCGGCGGTCCACAAAAAGTTGCAGAACGACTTTATGGTGGAAGAATGGGTAATGCACCAGAAGGTGGTGGTGAAGGATTTCAATATCGAGGTCGTGGTTTTATTCAATTAACTGGTAAACAAAACTATACACGATTTGGATATGCCAATGACCCTGAGCAATTAACAAAACCCGAAGGTGCTGCTGAAAGTGCAATCAAATATATGATGGGTTATAAAGGTGATTGGTCAGATATTAAAGCAGTTACAAAATTTGTCAATGGTGGTTTCATTGGACTTGCAGACAGACAACAACATTTCCAAGAATATTTAAATGACCCATCAATCACAAAAGTTGGTGCGGTTGCTTCTGCACCAAGTGGAGGTTCTGTTGCATCATCGTCATCAACACTCGCATCAGACCAGAGACAACAAGCAAAACCTCAAACGCCTATTATCATTAATGCACCAACAAACAATAAAGTGGCAGTAACTAAAAATGAAATGAAACCTCCTGAACAAAAAGATACAGGAAAAGCATTAACTGCCCGAGTGGCATAAAAAAACACCCGCCGAAGCGGGTGTTGCACTTGCATGGGATTGTTTATTTCGATTCAGCGAGAGACTTAAAATAATCCAAATCTTCATCTTCCTCAGCAATTGATTTATCAATCATTGAAACATCTTCATCTTTAATTGAAGAAATGACCGAATCAGCGGCTTTAGTTTTTGTTGTAGGTACTGCACCATCAAATCCTAAAACTTTGTCGAGGCGATTTTTCAGTTGGTCATAAGGTTTAAATTGTTTCTTTTCAGCAAACTCTTTAATACCATGTTCTGACTTCCAAAGTGCTTCAAGTTTTTCATCATCACCATCAAAGAGTGCAGATACTTCCGCAAACTCTGATTTATCATAATTACGATAACCTTCAACATTACGAATCTTCAACTTGAAGTTGGCACCTTCCCACATATCAAATGGGTTGACTGCTTTCTCATCTTCAAAATCTGGATTCATTGCTTCAGTAATCTTATCAAAGATTTTCTTACCAAATTTGAAAAGACGGACTTGTCCTTCATTTTCTTTATTGGCAGGGTCAGAGACTACCAAGATGTTCGCAATATAAGATAGTTTTCGTTTTTGTTTACGAGCAATATCTTTATTTGCTTCAATGCCAGAATTCCATAATGTATTGTTGTGTTCACAAACTGGACATTTCTCATTAATAGTTGTCAAACAATTATCAATGAACCAACCACCAGGACCTTGAAATCCGTGAGAGAACACACGAACCCAAGGCAGAGCATCATCACCATCAGCGGCAGGTGCGGGTAGAAAACGAATAACAGCCATGCCGTTACCTGCTTTATCTACTTCAGGTTGCCAGAATCGGGTATCTTCTTTGGATCCGCTTTCAGCGGTTTGAGTTGTGGCTTCAATAGCCTTTGTGAGTTTAGCGAAGTCATTGCGACCACGCTTTAAATTTGCAAAACTACTCATTGTATTTCCTTTCGTATAAACGGAGTATAAACGGTGTATAGACTTCTTATCCACATAAACATAATATCATTTATTTAGTAAACTTTTTAAAATGTTTAAGGTACTAATAACATCTTCATGGTGTATTGCAACACCACCTGCTTCTCGCCATTGACTGATGTTTTGTTCTGTATCATCAATTAACAACGAATTGGGATTGGCATAATTTTTTTTATGCCTTTTACCTGGAACTAAATTCACAGGAAAATCAATCTTATGTGTTTCTAACCACTCAATCTTTTGTTCTCTAATAGTAACATCTCTTTTTTCGGAGGATGTAGAAGAAAGTATTTCAGTAGGTATATCTAATGACCTAAGATAATTAATTAAGTCCATGGCACCGGGCATCAAATCTAATTTTGCAAATTCCCTAGAATCGATAAACTGTGTGAAGAATTTATCAAACACTTTGTATGTATCAGCATCCTGTGGATATATCTTATAAAGTTCCCGGTATCTTTTATTAAAGTCGGCGATAACTCCATCCATATCCAAGTAAATCATTTTAATCACAATAACACCTTTTTCAATATCAACTTGAATTTTACAACATCTTGTGGTAGAAATGAGGCATACTTTTCACATTTACGCCTAAAATCAGGCCAACGAATTGTATCGGTGATTTTTTTGTCCCACATCGGAAAGAAATTTAGAATTTTATTCAGTATTACCAAAGTTTCAATTGTAATCTCTTTGCGTAATGCCTTTGTCAATAATATCGGGTAATCGCCATCTGTTTTGATAACCTCATTTGGGTCACTTAGATTCTCAAAGACTGTTCTACAATCATTCTCAAACGCATAGGAAAGACTTTGGATGACTTTTTGGCGATTGCGATATCTTATGTCAGCATCTTCTTCTAAAAGTTTACCAACCCATGTTTTATCGTCTTCCAGAAAATTGGCAACCAAGAAATCTATTAAGGCATCCTTGTTGGTATACTTTCGGGAAAGTTTATAGAAATGATACTTGTCTTTACGATTTTCAAAGGACTGAACCGAATGGTTTGTTTTACCATTGTATTTGAAAAAATCGTATGTGTCCTTTGAGAAATGTAGTTTTAAAGATTCGTATATTCCAAATGTTTCATAACCAGTCATAAAGGTAAACGAGAACTTTTCTCTTTCAACATGTTATTATCCATAGCATCACCTTCCAACTTAGATTTTAAATTGGCGTTTACTAATGTTGCCGCCACTTCTATTTCAAGTCCAGTTTGTTTACAGTATTCTACAATCGCTTCTATGTGATTGTAATCAGTTTTGGAAACAAGAGCGTCAATGGCTTTGGCAAACTTCGCCATTTCATCTTTTGTTGGCATTATTCCTCACTTTTACATACTGATTGTGGTGCGTGAACAGGACAATTATCGTCATAACAATGATGTGTTGCCATCATTTCTTTGTTCAATCCACACACTTCGCAAGTGGTTGCATTGGCACGAAATCTAGGAGGATTCATCAATGAATGAACTGTGGCATTCCATCTTTGTTTTGCCTGTTCATCCAAAAAACTATTGTATTGAGGAGTTTCAAATTCTTCAACACCATCATTATCTTCATTCCATTCATCTTCATTTACGAAATCCAAATGACCTTCAAAATGAAATCCTGCACCACGCAAGAACATTTCAAACTCATTCAAAATATCATCCAATGTTTCCGCATTAAACTCAACGGATTTTTTAGATTGAATGCTATGCACAAAAGGCATAGATTCTTCCTGACAAACAAAAGTAAATTTAGACATTATTTCACCACACTTTCATATAGATTTTCAAATTGTTCATTCACAGCAACTTCTTCATCAAAGTTTTGTTTGTGATAAACTCTCACCAACTTCGCAACCAGTTTCTTAGGTAATTGCATTTGTTTTGCGGTCTCTGCAATACTCTCCCGAATAAAATCGTTTTCACCTTCGATTCGTGTCATTGAATCAGAACATTCTTTTACGATTTTAAACAACTTCTCACGGTCTGGTTGCGATAGTTGATTAATGCTCAACTGTTGAACTGCCATAACAAAAACTCCTTTTTATTTTTTAGCGGACGATGCTACATTATGAGATTGTGCTGAAGCCGCAAATGCAACACAAATTAAATCATCACTCTTGGCATACGAACAACGGACAGATAGTGGGTCAATTCCCTTTGCTATCGCACCATCAATATTTCCTGCCATCAATGTTCTATCTTTAATGAAATAATACGACATACTTCCAACTGTGGTTAAAAGAATTAATGTCAAACAAATAACAAATGTCGAATCTAACTTAATTAAATCTGATACCTTTGCGTTCATAGTTGTTTTAAGTCCTTTCTGTTGTAAAAAATGTGTCTGCCTATTACTGCTGTTTTTTCCATGTTTTTCCATTTTGGACTCACATAATCTGCATGATAAAATAATGCACCGTGGGTTGGGTCTTCTATTCTTTCATAATTAGCATAAACATATATTGCCAAATTTCTAATGTCATTATACAATGAATTGTTACTATTTGTCAAGACCCTACCTTGCGACATTGCCTTAGGTCTTTCTTCGCAGTACCATGAGAATTGGCAAACACCTGCCATTTTTTGTTTTAC